TGGATACCAGGACGGCATCGTGAGATGCTGCCCTCTCCGTGAGGAGTCCTTGAGCTAACTCTGGTCGAGTTAGTTTTGTCTGTCAATATCCTTAGGAGTATGACTATGTCTTTAAGACAGAAGGCAAACCTGCGTGACCGGTTTATCGCGATAGGAGTCAACAAAAATCTAGCTGCTGATCTCGCATCAACGGTTAGTCGATACGTTAGAGATAACGGTCCTGCTTGGACCGTTAAGCGTCTAAAACTACTTAAGACGTGTTTTCTTAAACGCATTGCGGGTGAAACCTACAGTCTGGCTTACATAGCACACCGTAAGGATACTCAAGGTGGCATCCCTAAAGGGCCTTTAGGGGCCCTATGGGAGGTAGATGTTACCGATATAACGAGTATATCCCGAGCGCTGAATGCGATGATGGTCTATTCAACCTTCACTGCAGATTCTGTGACACCGGAGCAATGGGAGAAATTCCATTCTTCGATGACACGACAGCCATCCGATCCAGACATTGTTCAGTCTGTCATCGATCAAATCCGCGTCCCGAAATGGATGCGGGTGGATGATACTGTAGCGCTAACCTCATTCGAGGAGTTTGTAGTTGTTCACAACCTTAGTAATAAGGTTGTGAATGACCAGGTGGATTCCTTTGTCGAAACTGACACTGGAATGGCACTGTGGGAGGAATTTCCACAGTACAAAAAAGTCTATCAAATCTGAAATTGCGAGCTCGATTGACACCCGAGTTCGCTTTGATGACTATTTGGGATACCATCCACCTCTTGACTCGCGTACTACGCGTGACCCGGTTGGGAAACTGGGTTGCACACAGGAAGCGGGTTACAAACTTAGGGTTTTTGCTAGCCCTAACATTGTCCACCAGGTGGCAATGTCTCGTCTGAAGCGACAACTGTTTCGACTTTTAGCTAAAGTCAAATGGGACTGTACCTATGACCAGAGTAGTGGTACCCTCTGGGCACAGGAGCAGCTGAACCAAGGTAAGGAGTTGTTTAGCATCGATTTGTCAGATGCTACTAACAACTTCCCGCTCGAAGTCCAACTCCATGTACTCAGATCCATTGGGTGCAAGGAAGAGGATGTGAAACTGTTTCATCGTCTATCCAGAGCACCTTGGGGAGCATTCTTCAAGGAGTCTTGGGTCGGGCGGTGGTCAGTAGGGCAACCACTTGGCTTAGGTCCTTCTTTTCCAGCGTTTGCGTTAACCCATGGAGTTTTGGTAAACTCTCTTTGCCCGGATGGTCAGTCGAAAGACGCATTCCGCGTACTCGGTGATGACATAGTCATCTCGGGGGGTCAACTTGCAAGCAGATATCTGCGAGCAATGCATAAGCTAGGAATTCCCATTTCGGTGGATAAAACGATACGTTCAACCCAGTTTGCTGAATTTGCAGGCAAATTGGTTACTAGGGATGGTATCCTAGCCTCGTTGAAATGGAGGGATCCTAGCGATAGGTCCTTCCTTGATGTCGTCCGATTGCTCGGACCCCGCTCCTTTCCTATGTTAACTCCTAGGCAAAGACGGGTAGCGACATTCGTATCGGTCCTTCCGGAACCTTACGGTTTCGGTTGGAATCCGCGCGGTATCCCGCTCAAAGATCGGTTCGCCCTAGGGCAAGCCGCCGATGAGCTAACAATTGAGGAGGAGCGGAGTTACTTCCCGATCCAGCGCAGTTGGAATAGGCACCGCATGAACCTGAAACAGTCGTACCTCAGAGCTTGGTTCACACCGACTTTCATCGGTGATACGGATCCCGCTGTTGCAAAAGCAGCGGAGATAGGCTCTCGCCACCCACGACCAGTGGGCGGTATAGAACACCAGCTCTCGATTTCAGAGATGACTGGATGTCCTGTGAGGCTGTCGCAGTCGCAGTTAACACCCCAGATCACTAAGAAATTACGTGATATGGGTTTTGCAACTGCATCCACTTCTTCCGATCCTCGGGGAATGAACCCCCTCGAGTCCTGGGAGAAGCGGCTTGTGAAGCTCCAACCCG